CTTCGACGTCAGTCAGCTTGTGCCGTGGGTTCCGAACGTCGGAGAGCGCGTCGCAGAAGCCGGTGTTGAAGACGAATTCGGCACCGTGCTTCGCGTCGACGGAACCTCTGCAACCGTTCTTTGGGACGACTACAAGCAAGCCCAACCGTTCGAAATCGACGACCTTGAGCCGGTCGACGAGTCGGAGGCCGAAGAACCGATCAAAGAAGGCGATTCCATTGAGTATCACAATCCGTTCTTTGCGCGACCCTTCAAGGGAATCGCGCTTCGAGTCGGCGACGGCGTGACGTTCATTCGCTTCCCGGCCGGCGGAATGGCGGACGGGTTCTACAACAACGAATTTATCCAGAAGGCGGCTTAATACATGTCTAATCTGAGCGGACTTTATGACGAGAATGCAAACACCGCTGGCGATTTCGAGCCACTGCCGGCCGGCATCTACACCCTTGAACTAATTGAGTCCGATATCGCCGCGACGTCGGCGGGCACCGGAAAGCTTTTCAAGTACAAAGCAAGTGTTGTCGAAGGAGAACGCAAGGAAAGTTTGGTGTTCGGCCAAATGAACCTGCAGAATCCCAACCCGACCGCTACCAAGATCGGGCAAGAGGAGTTTGCATCGCTCCGTCTCGTGACTGGCACGCCCTCACCCGAAGATACCGCAGACTTGCACTTCAGGGCGTTTCAGGCCGTCGTGAAGGTTGAGCCGGCGAAGAAGGTTGGCGACAAAGAGTACGGCCCGCGTAACGCCATCGATTGGGGCAAGACAACCAAGCTGTTCAAGGGCGAGGAAGTCAAAGTGCCCGGAGCCACGGCCAACGACAACGCAGCGCCCGCCAAGACTGCAGCCAACGACAACGCCGAGAAGCCGGCTGCGGCTGCCAAGCCTGCCGGCGGCGCCAAGAAGGGCGCGTGGCCCCGGAAGGCGGCGTGATGAAGGCGCAGTTCTTTATTTTTTCCGAGGTTGAGTCGTCAGACGCTTTCTTTGTCAGCGACGGCAACGGGGTTCCGACTCCGTACGAAACCGAGTCAGACGCCATTGCGGCGGCTAAAGAGTACAGCGCAACGTCACTAATTCTTCGCAGCGTCGCGCAAGTGACTGAACGAACCACCTACAAGGTCGAAAAGATCAAGTAGGCACGAAGTCGGCCCGGACGTACTCACGATACGCGAATGGTTGCGCAGGAAGCCGGGATACTGCGCCGACATTCTACCTTGGATTGAGCATGGCCAAGATTGAAGCCGAATTGATACTACCGCCGCAGCTTACCGTTCAGGCAATTTACGATTGGTATGCGGTCAATCAAGAGACTTGGGATTCACTTGGCATCAACGTTGGCGACGTTGGCGAAGAGTGCGACCGAAAGCTTTTCTATAATCTGCATTGGGTAACACCGCCGGAAGTGAAACAAGGCCGCATGTTGCGGTTGCTCGAAACCGGTAATCTTGAAGAGCCGCGCTTTGAACAGAACCTTGTTGCTGTTGGCGTCGATTTCTACGGCGCGCAAGACAAGATTCGGCTTGTGGCCGGCCACGTACGCGGCAAGCGCGACGGCGCCGGCATTGGCTTCCTTGAGGCTCTGAAGACTGAACACCTTTGCGAGTTCAAGACGTCGAAGGCTGCCGATTGGCGCGCGATCGTTAAGCATGGCGTGCTGAAGGCGAAGCCGACTCACTATGGTCAGTGCCAGCTAGGTATGCACGCCTTCGGCCTCACGCGGTGCTTCTACCTTGTGAAGAACAAGGACACCGAAGAGCTTCACAGCGAGCGTATCGAGTACGACGCGGAATACTGCCTAAAGATGCTGGCGAAGTGCGAGCGTATCATTCGCGCGACGTCGCCTCCGGCCAAGATTTCTGAAGACCCGGAGGCGTTCGCCTGCAAGTTCTGCAAGCACAAGCCGGTTTGCCATCACGAGCAAATGCCGCGCGTCAACTGCAGAACGTGCCTGCATTCAACGGCTGAAATGTCTGGCGACGCGCATTGGTCGTGCGCGCGATGGAACAAGCCGCTGTCGTTCGACGAACAGAAGGAAGGTTGCCCGGCCCATCTGTTCGACCCCGATCTAGTTCCCGGAGAACAGATCGATTCGGACGAAGTAAATGAGACTGTCACCTACCGGCTTAGCGATGGCTCCATTTGGGTAGACGGACAAGTAACGGAGGAGAAAGCGGCGTGAAGTTCGACGATAACGGCAATCTAAAAATACAGGACTTTTTCGGAGACGTGCTTTCCGTCTCCGACGAAGGCGACTCATTCACCTTCCAAACCCAAGACGGGAAATACGTCCTCTTGCCGGACGAGCAAGCCCGGCAACTGGCGAAACTGATTAAGCAAACCGTGAAAGGCCGATAATGCATATCCAACAGACTTCCCGCGATGCGCTCGAAAGCATTAAGCCCGTTGCACTCTCAATGCGTGACCAAGTCTTCGCCGTGATTGTCGCTCACCCCGAAGGCATCCTCGCACAGGATATCGAAACGTATCTTGACAATGCCCGCTCCACCGTAACGGCCCGCATTCGCGAGCGTGTGCAAGACAATCGCGTTTGCGACAGCGGAGACCGCGGCGTTACCGAATCCGGCCGCACCGCCATCAAGTGGCGGGCCGCCTAATGCGGGTAGACCCTCTCAACTACCTAACAGGCCGGCGTCGATACCGCCGCGAGAACGGCAACCTAATTTTGCAAGTTGAGCGTTGCGCATGGGACAACGACGTATTGCGTTGGACTTGCTTTTGGGCTGACGCAGCCGAAAGCGACGTCATGTCGTACGAGTTGGCATGACGAAAGCTTCGTGGCGTTGGAAGCTGCAAGAGGGGCGCGAACTGGACCAATGGTACATATACGCGCGCCCCTCGTGGTGTCCCTTCTGGGTGCTTCAAGATGTTCGCAGCGGCCTCACGCGTGCCGTTGAGCACATGGTTTGTCTTCAAATCAATACACGGTGAACATGCTTTCACTTCGTCCATATCAGCGCGAGTCAATTGACGCTGTCATGGCCTATTGGCAGAACGGAGGCGATAATCCGCTTATCGTTCTGCCGACAGGCACCGGCAAGAGCCTTGTCAATGCTGCGCTGTCGAAAGAGCTAATCGACGAATTTAGCGGCTTGCGTGTCGTCTGCGTTACGCACGTCAAAGAGCTTATCGAACAGAATTATATGGAGCTTGTCGGTATCTGGCCATTCGCACCGGCCGGTATCTATTCGGCTGGCCTCAATCGCCGCGACTCGCAGGCGCAAGTCCTGTTCTGCGGTATTCAATCCGTCTTCAACAAGGCACGGCTTATTGGACACGTCGACTTGATTCTAGTCGACGAAGCGCACCTTATCCCGCGCAACGTTGCGACGCGCTACGGCAAGTTCATTAGTGATCTTCTGGAAATTAACCCGGATATGCGCGTTGCCGGCCTCACCGCCACTCCGTACCGCACCGACAGCGGGCGGCTTGACGAAGGCGACGAACGCCTGTTTTCCGAAGTCGTGTACGAATACCCCATTGGCGAAGCCGTCAAGGAAGGTTACCTAACGCCGCTCGTGTCGAAAGCCACAGATACCGGCTTCGACTTGACAGGGGTTGGGCGACGCGGCGGCGACTATATCGAGAGCGAACTACAGGAGGCCGTCGACAAAGAGGAGACGACGCGCGCTGCCGTTCAAGAGATAGTCGCCGCCGGGCAGAACCGGAAGTCTTGGCTGTGCTTCTGCGCTGGCGTGGCGCACGCTGAACACGTACGAGATGAAATCCGCGCGCAAGGTTTCTCGTGTGAAACGATTACCGGTGACACGGAGTCGGGTCTTCGGAAGCGTTACATTGAAGAGTTCAAGGCGGGCCGGCTCCGGTGCATTACGAACAACAGCGTGTTGACTACCGGCTTTAACGCGCCGGCTGTTGACTTGATTGCTTCCCTGCGCCCCACGCAATCTTGCGGCCTGTACGTTCAAATTATGGGCCGTGGTACGCGTAATGTGTACGCGCGAGGGTCGGACCTATCCACGCGCGAAGGCCGCTTACAGGCCATCGCTAGCGGTCCTAAGCCTAATTGCCTCGTGCTGGATTTTGCCGGCAACGTCAGGCGACACGGCCCGGTCGACGCGGTGCAGCCTCGCAAGCCCGGCAAGGGCGACGGCGAAGCGCCAATCAAGGAATGCCCGGAGTGCCGGTCATTAGTGCATATCAGCCTGAAGGAATGTCCCGACTGCGGCTTCGTCTTCCCTATCAATGAGAAGCCGAAGCATAC